TTACCCTCTTTCATCACAGAATCTCGATTGATGCCCTCTTCAATAAACCCGTGATGCTTTGCAAAGTTGACTAATTCGGGTCGATCAGAAGGTATCTGCACGATAATCTTGTTTTTATTTGTCTCTAAAAAGAACATAAAAGCCAGCGCCATGCACTGCCTAGCGTATTTCAGCCGGTATTTCTTGTATATCATGGGATGCATCTCAAAACAGATGCTAGTAATGTGCGTAAAGTTGAATATTCCGATAATGTCGTCATTATCCTCAAACAATAACCAGACTTGATTCATATCTGGCTCATACTCTCCGCAGAACCCGTCTTCAACCAGCAATGGGAGCAGGTCAGGGCTTAACACCATCTCCTTTATCTCCGCGACAGTCGCCAAACGAACGTTCATATCAGAATCCATCCCTTTGACAGATCACCAGCAATATCGGCATCTCGCTTAATATACTTGATGGCTCCAGCCGTCCCAGCAGAATCCATGTACTCCTGCGCGATTGTCGCAGTCACAACGCCCTCTGGAGATCCAGCGCCAACGATAATTAGGCTCCGGTTAACCCCGTTTACCCAGTCATTAAACTCTTGAGTCTGACGGCCAGAATCATCAACAATTGCAATCGTGTAACTGGGAGCACTCAAAACCTAGCCACTCCCGCCCTGATCTTTGCATCCAGCCTGACCACCACAAATTTAGTCGGTGAGGCAAACTCAAACTTTAAAACAGCGGTTTGGTCAAATCGACCGTTCCTGCGCCATTGCACCCTTCGGCCATACTCGCCAACAGCACCAACATCTCTATTCCGCTCGTATCCATAGCTTTTACCGCCATCACGCGATAAAGACATCCTGACCTGTGGTGACGGGTTGGCTATCGTTCCCTCCCCTACCTCCATGGACAACTGAAGGCTTGGCAGGAAGAACGTATTAATCTCATTGTTGAACGGAGCCGTGATCAGTAGCCGTTGAACGTAGTCATCGTCATAGGATGAATAGGTATCAAACAACACCTCGCCTATCCGACCATCCTCAGTGTCTCCAGCGTAATTTCTTCCAAAAGCCTCAACCATTGACGCAACACGCCAGCCAGTCGTTGAACCGTCAACCACTGAAGTTCTTTCGTGCCACTTGTTATTCATCTCGTTAAAATAAAAGGCCGTGTCAGGCAGATGGAACCCAACGAAGTAAGACCCCTCTTCGGCATAGGAAACCGCGTATACAGTGCCTATTTGCGCCTGAGTAAGGTTTTGCAAGGCTGTCTCTATTGCCGCAGTAGATACCCGCTCTGGCGCTTGACCTGACGTTCTCCATATAGCCGCTTTCTCGTTCTCCCCGCCCCCAATAAAGTAGAAGTGATTTCTGCCATCAACCAGTGAATAGGGTGCATCCAGCCCAACATTGAGCAATCCACCTTGTATAGATTGGAATGGAAAGCTACCTCCACCGATGTTTGTAAACGGTTCAAATGTCTCTGATCCGGCCATGTACAGCCGTCCCTTGAAAACCCAAGGCGCGACAATAATATCTGGATCTTCTTCAGCACTGCCAAAGTCCAAGGCATTCCACGACATTCCGTCATTAACTGCCGATATGATGAACTTCTTGGAGTCGGTCGAACAGACAAAATACGAGTCTACATAAACAACATACTGAGGGTTGCCGCTTGACGTAAACCCAGCCGCCGTTATCTGAACTAGCGTATTCAGGTTCCTGTCAAATATGTACCCATTACCGCTAGGAATGAGAATCAACAACTGAGTGCCGTTGTCAGACATTGAGACACGTTTATCTATTGACGGGATCGTGCCAAGGTTTGTTGCCACGTTGAACTCGTTAACGCTATAAAGATACTGCCCGTTAACAAAATACGGCACCCCAGCCATCACATGAGCGCCACGGTTCTGGTTGTTCAATGCACCAGTGGTTACCCGTTGGACTAAACCAGGGCTTGGGAATATGACTTGGCTAGACCATGCACCTTCAGTCTCAGGCGTGTGAACGTAAGCATTCACTAACCTCTGAGCGGATACAGGAAGGCTGTTGCTCTCATAAAAACCGTTGTAGATGTCTAACTGGACGTGGACCTCCTCCAAGTGAATCCCTGATTAATGCGGCAAACTGTGCTTTGGTCGCTCCTGCATAATATCACGCGCTATAAAGCCATTCGGTTGTCAGTGCGTAGCAATTAACAACGTCATACTTTGTTGACAGTGTTTGCGTTGCAGATCCAACAACATTAAGCCCGTTGCCATTAACAGTTACGTTAGCAGAACTGGCTCGTATGATTATCGCTTTATCGCCTCGATTTGGTGTTGCCTTCAGAGTAATCGTTGCTAGACCTGAACCCGTCACAACAACAATGATATTGTCATCAGTAATCGTGTAATCACCTGAAACCTCAATAAACACTGGGGCTATGGCAAGTTCTACTGCCGCAGCCAGTTGGGTCTTGAAGTTTGCACCGGTTATCTTCGCGTTATCACCAGCCGCCGTAACGAGCGTAAAGAATGCGCTATCAGTAAAACTGGTAACACCTGTTAACTCAGTAATCGACTTGTTTATTGCCATTAGTTTTCCAGAAGTATGCTGCCGCCTTCCTCTTGTATAAGTTCAGCACCTTGCGGAGCATAGAACGTGGACGTAATAAAATTACCCGTCCCAGTTGGCAAGCGAGATGGATATCGTGATGGTTGCATCCGAACAACAAACCTTCGGAGTGATGCTAATGAGCCCCTTGCGGCACCCTTTAGCTCAGTTGTAACAATGCTGTCATAGGCAGGCGCTAACTTTAACGCCAGGTTCTTAACCAAAGCCTCTTCAGCTATTGCCGTGACCGTGATCACATCAGCAGGGTTTAAAATAACTGTCCAGCCAATCGGGAAATTCCACGAAATTACCATCCGGTTTAATGTCCGAATTGCAAATTGCATGTCATCAGCTTCGATTGGTGCTTCATCACCAGAGTTGGTTACCTCCGCAAAGGCATCCCTGATAATTGTTTCGGCGGTTGTCATAATCCCTCCATTAAATAGGAAAGCCCCCGGAGGGGGCTATAGAGATTTAAGGATTGCCGTAACCTTGGCCTGCGAAGAACGGATTAAACGTCCCGTAGGCTGGTTGGAAATCAAACCTGACCATCTGCTTGTTAGCCAAACCGTCTGCAAACTTACTGATTCGGATCTGGAGTCCGTCGTTAGTTGTCAGCAACGTATCAGTTGCATACAGCTTGGGAATGGGAACAGAGCCGATAGTAAACGCATCCTTATGGAAGAACATGTTGGGCTGATAAGTCGTGTTAGCAGTACCAAGGATCTCGATGGCATCGCCAGTAGTCAACGCACTAGAAACAGTGTTATGACCAGCGGTATCACCAGTTCCATAGATTGCAGGACCAGCACAAACCAACGTCCCTGCACCAGCAACCAGAGTCACATCAGCAGTTACAGTTGCTCTCCACTTCACATTGCCACCAGCATTGCCGATGATTTCCTGCTTAGTAGAGATGTTCAGACGGTTGCGGCTGTTATCAGTCACCTCGATGATTGAACCAGCCCGAACAGTACCCGTAGCCGTTAAGCCAGTAACTGCAAGGTTCTGAGTCATCGTGTCTTTAGCAGCAAGATAAGTCGCCGTAGGTGTGCCTGACAGAGTACCAACACGATCAACAAGGTCACCGCCGATGTATGTACCCAGCGCAGTCGCCTTCATGACGCGCATTCCTGCGAAGTTGTTATTAACAACAGCGTCAACGAATGCTGGTCGAACCAAGTCTTCTGCGGTATTTAGGCTATTCTGGACACCGGCCAGAGTGGTCTGAGTGTAGGGATTGATGACGTAGCATCTATCGCCAGGGCCACCAGGCACACCGACGGAGTCCATCAAAGCACCAGCTTCAGCTACTTCAGCCCAAGCAGTGACAGAGGTATCAGGATCACCGACTGAAAGGTTGCAGTTCTTCATCATGTACGATGCGAAGTCCACTTCCATATCAGTTACGATGCGTGTAGCCATTGGAGCCAAAAGCTCGTCCAACTGATCCATCTTGATAGCTTCATCTACGCGGTTAAATTCAACGTCTACGGTGAAGTAGTCCTGAACAACTGCTGATGCCTTACCAGTGATGATGTCGTTGTCTGGGGCTCCTGCTGTGATATCACCAGTCGCTGTACGTTGTGAAACGTAGTCAGTCGGACGTTTAATATCAATTGTGGTGCCGCTAGTTGGGTTGAAAGGCATGTCTTTCAAGAACTGAGTGTTTACAGACTTGGAAAGAACACGTTGCGTTTCAAATGCTGGCAAAAACTGCCGCGCCAGCTTGCGGGTAATGTTGGAGTCAAAATCGTTAGCCATTAGAATAAATATCCTACTCTATACGGGCTCCATGCTTTGCAATTGGGTCTGATTCAAGGGTTGCCCCTGTTGTGTTCAAACCGTCTATTGTCGCGCCAGCACCCGTAATGTTTCTCGGTTGTGGCCCACCCGCAATTTTAGCTTCAATCTGACCTAGAATACGTCCCTGAGTCCGTTCATCAGCGAAATGTAATTGATTCCGAAGTTCTGGGTTCTTTGCAACGTAATACGATGCATCTGGCCCTATCTTCATCAATTCCATTGCAACTGCCTCATTAAGACCCGACAAATTCTGCTGAACAACCGACTGAAAATCGGGTGCCTCTTTAGCAAACTCTTGGACCTTCGCAGTGTAGTCATTGACTATCTGCTGGGTCTTTTGGGCTTGGGCTTGTTGAGCAAACTCATCTCTAGCTTGCTGTCTGGCCCTAACCTCTGTCTGTCCCGCTATGAATGCATCCCTTTCCAGTAGATATGCCTGATTCTTTCTTTCGAATTCCTCAAGGTCAAAAATATCTTCTGTGCTAGGTGGTGCAGGCGGTTGCTGCGCTAATACTTGGTCCTCGTAAGCCTTGTCGATAGCATCGAGTCTGGCTTGTAGTGCCGCTTTCTCTGATGCCTCGCGTGATCTCTCACGTTCTGCATCGCCAGCTTTAGCCGTTAATGTGTCGAATCTCTTTCGGACCTTCTCAGTAAGTTGGTCATCAGGGATAAAGTCATCATTGCCGGTTTGGGCCTCCTTTTTGGGTGTCTCATCAGTGGTGTAGTCATCTTGTGACTGCACTTCGCCTGAATCAATCGTACCCAGTTCCGATGGTGCCGATTCATCAGTAGTTACATCTACGGCCTGCTCAATTTCGCTCAAAACGCTTTTCCTTTATGGAAGCATGGCGTATTCCCGCCAAGTGGATTTCCTGATTATAACCTTGAATCAAATTAATACAAATAGGCTTGTTTATTGAATGTTACTCATGTTTATTCGATTAGAGTTCCGTTAATAGATTGGATGAACGATGGCATCCTTGCATCTAGCTCCATGTTGACCTGATTCTTCCAGTTAATAGTGATAGTCCCAAAAGCCTCGCTGATCTTGTTGAAGTAGTCAGTAACGTAATCATCAGCAGTCCACATCTTCCCATCCTTATCAATTCCGGTGTCCTTTACCCTGATCCCTTGGGCAAATACTTTTTCATCGCTCATGTTAAGCAGGGCTAGATACCAATCGAGATCAGCGGAAGATCCAGACATTTTCCAATAGGTATCGTAGGTAGTTCCGTCTTTTTTAAATTTGTGCATTTTACAATCCTTGAGTTAACAATTACGCGCCAGAATCATCTTCGTAAAGATCCTGTGGATTCTGACCTGTCTGACGGGCCAACATCGCTGCTGCTGCTGGGATGGCTATGCCGTACTTCCTAGCGATTGAGATTAGATTCTCGTCAAACACGACATAGTTAGATGTGCCTCCGTCAGCGCCACGGCTGAATCCGTCTTTGTAGCGGATGCCTTTGATGCCTGCATTTTGCAGCGCGGAAGTGGCTTCTGCTTGCGTTTTATTACCACGAAGCAATCCGTTATAAAATCCCTCGCCACTCTGCCCAGCGTTTGCCTCAAACCTTGCTTGCATCATGTCAGCAGGTGTCGGACTTAACCCTTCTTCTTTATATCTTGCTGCTTTAACGGATGTGGCTTCTTTTGGGAATATGCTCTGCTGACTCAACGGCAGATTCCAATCAAGGAACTCATCAGGGGAAGCGTCTATTTCTACTTGGTACATGGAGCCTTTGTTGTCCATCTGAACCCCAAGCCTCTCTAGCACCTTTTTGACCGGAGAAGGCGCGGAATCAATATCATCAACGTACTCAGACCAACCAAAAGCCATTTTCTCCCTGTCGATAAGGCCAAGCCCCTGCCTTTTCGCTTCTTCTGCTATTTCTTCTGTGATTCTGTTAGGCGATAGCTTTACACCATCTTTCCCAATCCATGCCGCCCCAGATACTCTGTCCTTATACCCCCTAGCCACATCCTCAGACTCGGCAAAGTACAGGCCATGACCATAAGCCTGCGCTCCCTCGCCGGTTCCTATTTTCGACATATTAAAACGTCCCAGAGGATGTTCTTTCAGCATTTTAGCGCCTTCGGGTATCGCGTCATCCATAGACTGATAGACTCTAGCCCCGTCAGGCATCTGTAGCTCCCTTACAGGGGGAAAGTCGTGAGGTGATCCGTGATAGGCTTTTATCTTTTCTCTTGCTACTTCAGCACCGGCATTGACTTGGCTTCGGCTTGGGACAAACGGCACCGCGCCTAAAGCAGCAGCACCAACCATTCCAGCCTTGTCATACCACGGAACCTGATCCCAATTCTCTCGAATGTCAGTGTAGTCAGCATAAAGCCCAGCAGCATCGCCAACGCCAGGCACCATAGATGTCGCCAGAGCAGCCTGATCTTCTGTCCTCATGCCCCTAACCGCGCCAACAATAACGCTACCTTCAACCAACCTTGATAGATGGGTCTTAGCTGTATCAATATCCCTAGCAAAGTTACTGAATGCCCTGCCTAGAACACCCTGAACCTCCTCTG